GGTGATACGGGAGTTTTCCGTATGTCAACTGTAGAAAGTCCAGCTACTAAAACGATGCTAGTCATGTTTGACGATGAATTAGCAGCTATGGAATTTCAGGACGACGATAAGCAGATTATTTATTCAGTTGCAATGAGGCCGAATATGGCCATACCCCGTAAGAGTGTATATGGAGAGCCTGCAATGGTTTTCTATTCAGAAGAAACGGTTTCAGATTTACAGCAAAACTTTTTTAAAAATAATAGCCATAACGGAGCAACTATTAATCACGACAAAAAAGTAAGAGATGATATCTACTTCTTTGAAAGTTGGATTGTAGTTGACCCGGAAAAAGATAAAGCGACCTCGCTTGGTCTTGAAGTTAAAATGGGCGATTGGATTTTAGGCCAAAAGGTCGACAATCCAGAGGTTTGGGCAGACATCAAAACAGGTAAATTAAAAGGCTTATCAATCGAGGCACATTTAGAACCGGTATTAATCAAAACAGAAATGACAATAGAAGAAGTAGATGCACGCATTCAAGCAGTGCTTAAAGAACAAAATCACGCCTTAGATTATAAAGTAGGTGATAGTGTAATGATTTCGGCAACTCCTGAAATTGCGTACACGGTCACAGAAATTAAAGATGATGGAACTTATTCATTAACAGATGCGGATGGTAATATCAAAGATGCCGTAAAAGAAGAAGAATTAATGATGCCTATGGCAGCAGAACCGGCACCAGCTCAAGACCTTCAAAAAGTTATTGACGATTTGACGGCAGAAAATAACGACCTAAAAGCTAAGATTACAGAAATGGAAGCTAAGGCGACTGAAATGTCTGCTGAAATTATAGCTACTAAAAAGGTTGCGGTTGAAATGGGTGAGGAAATGGCTAAAGGCATTAAGCCAGCAGCTGCAAAGCCACTATCTGAAATGACAGCGATTGAGCGTTACAGGGCAACTAAACAATAATGGCAAAAGAAGTAAAAGATAAAGTAAACCCGTTTTTACCGGAAGCTTCATATCAGGAGTTTCTAGAAGCAATCCCTAAAGGGGTAAGCATACGGGATTACTTAATAAAAGACTTTAGCGAAGAGCAAATAGCTTGGTTAATAAATGATTTAAAAACTAAAAACTTAAAACAGTAAAGAAATGGCAATAGTTCAACCAACCCCGGTAGACATCAGAGGGGAAGCAATCGTACCAATCCTTGAAGAGATTTTATTCGCAAATAAAACCATTTCCGAAGGATACGTTACCTTTAATGACGGCATTAAAGCAGGTTCAATTTTCACCGAAGCAGGTGTAAGCGTTACGGCTCAGTTGTATACCGGGGCGGCTTTGTCCTCTTCTGGTGATATTACGCTGACTGACCGTATGATTACTCCTACTAAATTGGAGTACAAGCAGACTTTTTTACAGGAGGCTTTGCGTTCCACTAGATGGAATACATCAATGGCTCCGGGTGCTTTTAATATTGAAAGTTCAGAGTTCGGAAGTCAAGTGCTTTCAATGTTTGGTCCTAAAATTTCATCAGATGCAGAAAGCATTTTCTGGGGTGGAATTACAGCAGCGACTAAAGTATCGGTAGCAGCCTTAACTCCCGGAGCTGGACAGTTAGCAATGACTGCAGCAACTCAGACCGCAGTAGCAGCCTTAACCGCTGGACTTGTTGACGGTGTGTTTACAAGGGCACTATATGACAAAGCCGCAGTTGGTCAGTATATTAAAGTTACAGGCACAACCGTTACAAGCGGAAATATTGCCGCTGAATTTGCAAAGATTTACGCTGCAATCCCTGCGGTTTATATTCATGATTTAGTTTCACCAGTTGTTATCTACGCTCCTAGAGCTTGGAGACAACTGATCCGCATTGCAAATAATGCAGTTGGAGCAGCCCAGCAAATAAACTTCTTATTTGACAGCCCTGCAAATGATGCTAAATGTTTCTATAATGGTGTTGAGGTTATTTTCGTGCCAGCACCGAATAACTTAATGGCATACGCTCAACGTAAGGTTGCTGTATCTTGGAATACTGATCTTTTAGATGACGTTTCACGTTTTGAGGTTGGAAAATTACTTCCAGATGGTGATACTCAATTCATCAGATCAATTTACACACTAGCTGCAAACGTAGGAGCAGCAACTCAGGGAGTACTTTACGGAGGTTAATAAATAAAAAAATGGGACTAACAAACAGCAGAATAGTAAGCAGAACTGCTCCGATGAAGGGCGTGAAAGCGGTTTCATTTGGATCATTTTCAGCAGCAACTCCAGTGCTTAATACCGTAACGGGAGTGGTAGCCTTACCGGCTAACATTTTAGCAATTGAGAGAGTAAATGTTAAGGCTACGGGTAACAACGTAGTTGAAACAGGAACGTTTGATGAAGCAACTCGCACGAATGAGTACGTAGGCGTAAATACGTTTTTTATACCGGGTAATGACGATGCATTAAGAACGCAAATACAAACCTTTTCAGGTATTTTGCAGACTATGTTTATCGAAGATTACAACGGTAAAATTTACGTTTTAGGAAGTAAAAATGGGTGTGATGTTATGACAGTTGTAGGCGGTTCGGATTCTCAGGGGTTTATGATTACAGTAAACTCAAAAGAAAGCGAATTGATGTACGTCTTAGCAGCTGCCGGGGTTACAGCCTACCTCGCAGCACTTACAGCAGTATCATAATTTTTCATAGTTCGGTTTAGTAATTGGATCCCTCCTTAAAGTTTAGGGAGGGATTTTTTAAAATATAGCAATGGACATACTAAAACTTACTACTTCGCCAGCTTTTGAAATTGTACCTCGTAAAAACTTGGATGTACTCAGGACTTTTAAATTCAAGTTAATAAACGAATTTACAAAAGTAACTCAGGACGTTTTGGCGAGTATCACTATATTGCCAAATGAAAACTATCAAGTAACTTTGGTATCATTTCCAACAGGCAAGGCAGGGGATAAGATTTCGTACACGATTGTTGACAACCTCACAAACGAGGTTATATCACTTGGTAAATTAATGATCGTTTCTGCATCTGAAAATATACAGAACTATTCTAAAATATCAACTGCTAAATTCTACAACTAATGGGAAAGAGCAGTATATCACATTTCAATTTTTCAGCTTACGAGGTTGGTATCACCAAGCCGACAGCCGGGCTAAACTATACGCTTAACGGTGCTAACAATAGCAACTTTAAGAAGTATCAGGACGCCTTTGACGATAGTCCTACCAATGCATTTATAATCAGGACGATTGTAAATTACATAGTTGGGGATGGCTTAATCGACAAGTCAGGTTTAGTAATTCCGCATAGCTATATTTCTAAGGCTGATCTTCGTTTGATCTGTATGGATTTTAAATTGCACGGATCGGCATTTCCGCAAATCATCAACTATCAGGGCAATGTTATAAAAATAAAGCATACGCCTGTTATGCGGGTTGGATTAGATATTGATATTGATCCAAAGAGTAGCGATTACATGGAAGTTATCGGTTATTACTACTCCTGGGACTATGCACAAAAATCAAAGTTTATACCAAAACCGTACCCAAAATTTGACAAAACCGATAACGATAGTCAGATTGAAATAATGCAAATTAAGCANTTAAGCTCTGAGCCTTATTTTCCGTATCCAGATTATTTTTCAGGATTAAAGGCTGCAAAGATCGAAGCCGCATTGATTGATGATGCAGTAAANCACGTNATGCGAGGCTTTCAGGGCAAGACTATAATAAATGTCAATAACGGTGCTATGATGTCACAGGAAGAAAAAGACCTGTTAAAGATTGAAGTAAAAAAGAACTGGACAGGCACAGAAAACGCAGACGGGGTAACAATTTCAATAAACGACACAATTGAGGAAGCGATCGTGGTAGACACGATTGAACCTCGAGGGCGTAACGATCAATTTGTTACATACGATGAAACTTCTGAAATAAAATTAATGGCTGCTCATTCTGCAATGAATATTTTATTCCAAAGACCTGGGAGTTCAGGATTTTCAAACAATGCTGACGAGATCGCAACGGCAACGGATAGTCTTTATTTAGGTGTTATAAATCCAATGAGGGAGATTATTTTAGACTATCTAAATGAGGTGTTTAGGAAAATAAATCCTGCTTGTGATCTGGATTTTGTAAATTTTGGACAGGAAAAAGCGATAAGCAATGAATAAGCTACTCATAACAATAGACGACATAGCAAGACTTTCAGGTTTTGATGGGAATATTGATAACGATGCGATAAATCCGTTTATTTTCATGGCTCAAAACTCTGAAATAAAGCGAATTTTAGGGGCTGATTTGTATTTAAAAATTGTTACAGACTATGCAGCAGGGACTTTGGCAGGGAATTACTTAGATATTTATACTAATTATATTGCAATCATTCAGGCTTATTATGTTTGCTCATTATACCTTCAATTA